TGCAGCCAAAGCCAACTGTACAGAGGACTCATCATAGACGCCGTCAATAACTACAAACACATCTTGACGAGAGTTTGCATAACCAATAGCTGCGTTAATAACTGGAACGGTTGAGTTACCAGGTATATTCAAAATTAAAGATTGTTTAATGGTGTCAAAGTTTAAAAGACCATTTGAATAATCTGTATTACCTATAGCGGTTCCATTGATTCCAGTAGCTAAAGTTTGGTTTGTTACAACAGCTGGGTTACGAGTAGAACCTGTGTTTGCTGAGTTAAGGTCAGTTAGTCGTACGTAGCCAGAAGCTGCGTTAACGATAGCTGTTGCATAACGAGCATTTGTTGCTGTCATTGAAAGGTCAACGTGACGCTCAACTAGGTTTGCATCTGTATTGCCACCGTAGTAAACAAACAAATCAAATAGACCTGTTGTTGCTGAGTTACCAATACTGATATTAATGTTGTTACCCCAAGCTCCAGCGTTATTAGCTTGAATTTGAAGTGTTGCTGATGGGCTTGCTGCTCGGTCGGAAAGTGAACGAGTTGCTGATGTTGCGCCTGGTGCAATGCGGTTAACGTAGCACTGGCTTCCACCGTTTGTAAAGAACATGTACACAGCAAGTGGTAAATCATTACTAGCTGCTCCTGTTCCAGTACTTGTGTTCCAAGTACCGTACAGTGTTGAGTACTGGCTCCATGATGTAATTAATTGAGGTATTCCAACTGGACCACGGTCGTTTGCGCCAATAAATGCGCCGACAGAATCTGAGTTTGGACCAACCACAGGTGCGACAGGATTTAACGTTTCTTCAACGTAAACTCCTGGACGTAGAACTGCCATTAGATTTTCTCCTTTGTTTTAAACAAGTTTGACATTTTTTATACTTTTGTTAATCCAGTAGGGATGTTCGATGTTTGGTCCGTTAACTCAGGAAGGTTAACAAGTACTTCTTCAACTCGTGAAGCCCTACGGCCTGCATCAAGTGGAGTAAGTTCACTGATTACTCTTACTGTGTAAATGTTGCGTAGCAATCTGCGGTTTCCAGTTTCTCCGTCTACCGCATCTCGTTTTGCAAACCCATCAAGAAACATATGGCGGCGTGAGGTCTCTGTGCCTAGTTCGTTTGGAACTAGTAGACCGCCATACTTTGATGGAAATTTGTGCGTCAATTGAAACATCATTGCCCTGTCGTGACGCGGGTGACGGGCATAGGTTGTAATTTGATATATCAAATCAAAAGCTACTGGTACTTCATAGCGGTAAGTCTTGCCAGATAGTGGGGCAACTGTTCCGCGATAGTCATTGTCTACCAGTTGACCAGATGTCTGACGGTCATTAGCTGGAATCATGTCTATCAAATCAATAGTCACAAATGGAAACTCCTGTGCTCTAATCTCAACATCAGGGTATCCAAACCACACCTTAACTGGGCGTGAGGCTGTCTTCTCATCTCCCACAGTCATACCTTGGAGCAAAGTCTTAAGAGCAGTGTCCTCAGCAATTAGAAACGGATTTCCCATTTTATAGGTTCACCTCTTCCAACATATCTTCAGGGTGGGTCTCGTAAATCTTTGTTGCAAAATCTTCCATCTGATACTGAAAAGAGCGAATAGCTGAAGCTGGGGCCTGCGCACCAGAGCCATACTCTAAGTCTTCAATTTTTTGTTTAAACTCTGCTGGGTAGTCAACAGCAAACACACCTTGCTTTACCACAACAGAAAGGGCCTGAGAAACGTCATCGGGCCAGCCGCGAGTAGCTGCTTCCTTCCTTAGGCTAGCCGTAAGGGCAGGTGCAGCGGACTCTAAATTAGAATCAAGATTTCTTTTTAGATTTTTTATTGACACCAGTAATTACCCCACGAGCTGCCGCTCCTAGTAGCAATGCTTTCCACACTCCTGCGCCCGTGCCTTTATTACTCTCGGCCAAAGCTTCAATGAACTCAACGTCCGAAGCCTTGTCAACGTGATTATCTTTAGGCATGTCATCTCCATAGGAGTAGTAAGCAAAGTACATCGCAGGGGGTGGTGCTGTGAGCCCCGCATGGGCTCACTACTAGGATAAAGCAAAGAGGGGCCTTTCGGCCCCTCAACTACTTACTTCTTTTTATCGGACTTCTTAATCTTCTTAATAATCTTGGCGTCAATCTTCTTATCCTCGGCCATGGTCTTAGGCTTCTTCTTAGCTCCGTGAGCCTTGTCAGCCTTCTCAAACTTAGCCTTTTCGTCCTTGTCAAAGCCAGCCTTCTTAAGCATCTTAGAGTCCTTCTTCTTATCCTTAGACTCTGTGTACTTGCCCTTCATAAAACCTGCAGCCATTACATGCCCTTCTTTCTGTTCATTACAGCTTTCTTAGCTGGGGCCTTAGTAGCAGCTTTCTTAGCAAACTTCTTGTTGGCGTCCTTTAGGGACTTCATGCCGTGCTTATCCTTTGGCTTACCGCATCCACATGTTGCACACATATTATTTACTCGCTTTCTTTGGTTTAGAGACTTTCTTTTTTCCAGAACCTGCAGGGACGCAGTTCGGAACCTTCTTGCCACCCTTAGTCTTCATGCCTACTTGAACGTAGCCATCCCAACAAGGGTTAGTATCTTTAGCCATTATGCTGGTCCAATTGTTGTAATCGTTCCTGAAGAACCTCTGTACTTCAAGGCTCCAGCTTCTACATAAAGGATTCCGCCGCCTGTTAAGTTAGCGGTGGGGGCTGTTCCATTTTGCATAAGAAGCTTATCTGCGTTTATATTCTGGAAATAATCAATAGAGTTAGTAGTTCCACCAGTGCCTGATAGTGCCACTAGGGTTGACCCTGGCTTATCAAATACGCAGTTGAAGATTGAGTAAAAGCCGTTTAGTACAACTGGGGCAACACTGTTTAATGCTGAGGTTAGTAGTTGAGAGTTTGCTAGAGTAACAACGGTTCCAGCAGCAGAGGTAACAGCATTAGTTGCTGCGGCAACTACCACTGTCTGTACTAGGCTTAAACTTCCAGCAGTTAAAACTGGGGAGACAGTGCTTCCGTTTTTAACAAGAACATTCGCGCTTGCGTTATTGACAGTTATAAAGTTTGTATTACCACCATAAATATCAACTATTCCGCTTCCAGTAATGCTTGCAGCACCAAAGTCTGTTAAACGAATAAGCGTGTATGGGGCAGTGCTGCTCTTTGTAAGAGTTCCAGAAATATCGCAGTTAAGTATGTTTACATTTCCCGCACCAGTTGGTGTAGTAACAGTTAAGTTTGTCATCTTTAATCCTGCAATAGTGCAACCAGTATTTGTGCTTACAGTTCCAGAAATTAAAGTGTTTCCTCCAACAAGACCAGGGGCAGTTAATACTGTGTATTGGTATGTAATTGATGGGTTTTCTGTATAGGTGCCTGGGTGAATAATAACTGTTCGTCTGTCACCTGCTACTAAGGTAAGCGCTTTAGTGATAGTAGCTACTGGTTTTAATAGGTCACCATTACCAGTAGTGTCGTTTCCATCTACTTGGCTAACGTGGATTTCTTGGTCATAGCCAGTAAATGTGGCTTGCTTTCCAGAGACTTCAGCGTCTAGAACGTCGAGAGCGGTGTTAAGAGTAACACCCCAACCGATAGCACCAATTGTAGGTTTAATAACTGCCATAATCAAGCTCCTCCGTAATATTCATTGCCGTAATAACCTTCACCGTAACCAACGTTAACAGAGGTATAGGTTAAAAATTGCGGGTCGTTGACCATTTCTTCAGGCATTAACTGAATACAGTCTACGCTTAGGATAGTGAACCTGTCTGCCACAATGCCGCGCTCTTGGATAGCAAATGGGCGATATACCTGTCCACGCCAAACTACACGGTCGCGGTTATTGATATCTGGACGGATAATAATGTTAGGAGCAAACTTCTGTACATCTTCAATGTTGAAAGTTAGATGTAAAGTATCTGAGTTGTAGTAACCAACCGATGAAGTCTTGGCCTCACCCTGCTTGATAACAGCTCTGACTACAGGAACTGAGAACGGTCCAGTCCAGACTTTGCCACCCATAGAAGAGGAGATGTCTTGTCCGACATCATACAAAGGGTCTACATCAGAGTTAAAGGAATCAAATATATACCAAAGGGCTTTTGTTCCTACTGAGTGTTTTAAATCAGAATCGATACCTTTAAGAAGGTCAGTGGTCTCGTAGTCAGCGTCAAACCGAC